TTAGAAGAATTTGCTGATGCTTCCAATGACCTCAAAGACATTCACGATGCGCGATTTGTCGAATTCCTGTTCATCATAGTCCTCTGTATTGATAGGAATGAAGCGCAGTTTGCCTGGATCCGGAGACCTGCGCAGGATTTTAATGGTACGGATGGTGTCCAGTACCACTGCGTAGATTTCGCCATACTGGATGTCGTTGAGTGTGCATTGACGAAGGGCAATGATGTCGCCATGGTTTATTTTGGGCTCCATGGAGTGGCCGGTGACATTGCACCAGAGGCTGGCTTTTTCGAATCCCCTTATTACGATGTTGGTGGCGGGTATGTTTACCTGAGAGTTGAACACCTCATCGAATCCCCCAATAAAGTCAACATCGTAGTATGGTGTGCCGACAGATGGGTTCATAGATGTTGTAGGCAGAGTCGAAGGATTGGCTTCGTCTGCTGTTTGAATGCCTTTCAAATCATCTTTCAACATGCTACCTGCACCAGTAAGCAACCATCCTGTTGAATATCGGGGATAATTTTCAACTATTATACTAAGCCATTTGGCTTGAATGTCGGTCCCGTTATTGATTGCTCTTGAAAGCACGCCTTTACTTGCGCCAATAGTTCTTTCCATGGCGCCAATAGTTATCCCCTCATTGGAGGCTATTTCTTGTATTCTTGATAAAATATTGCCCATAATTGAAAATTATCCCCGTTTTTATTTCGAGGGTTGAAAATTATCACTATATTTGCAGCGTGTTTAAGATGTAAACAGCGCGCCAAATATACAAAAAAGGCGTGTGATTAGCGAATTTTAAGTATAAGATTATGAAAGAGACATTATTGAAAAAGGTAAAACCGGAAACATTGGAAAAACTCCTCAGTGCGTTTGGTGATGTTCTTGATGAAATCAAGGATGCAGTACCTAACAAGAATGAAAGGTTACGAGATGAATTATATACATCTTTACTCGTGATGAACTATGATGCGTTTCAGACACTAAGGTGGCACGAGCAGAAGAAACAAGAGGGCAAAGAGATTGCCGGATAACTAGCAGCCCGGAAAGACGGGCAGGGGCGGCAGGCACGGCCGGAAAGTTGGTAAATAGAAAATGAGAAAGCGAAATAAGAAAGCGTAGAAAGCCGTCGGGGTTCGATTCCCCGCGCCCCACGATATTAACCTCTAAAATTTAGATTATGGCAAAGAATTTCAATCAAGGGAGAGCTGAACGCCAGTTCAAGCAGAAGCTTCGCACGATGATAAGCAGTGCGGCCCATACACAGAACATTGCCGACCAGGCTATGGATTTGGCCGGACAGTTCATGACAGAGGATGCGATCAGTAACTCGGATGCCTACCGGGTGATAGAGAATGTGAGCTGTGTGTGCGAGGAAGCCATGCAGGTGCTGATTGAGGAACTGAAAAAGGGAACACGACGAGATACTTCCGGATGATTCGGATGACATCAAGCGGAAAGCGATTGAGGAATTATAAATGAGCAATATATCAAGAGATAAACGATATGAAAAAGCAGATTTTGACAGATAACGAGACCAAGACCTTCTTGATGAAGACATTCGGATGCAGCCGTCAGGCTGTGTGGCAAGCACTGAATTTTGTCCGTGACAGCGATCAGGCGCGCCGGATACGCACTCTTGCCCTGAAGCGAGGCGGCAAACTGACTGACGGGAACTTCATCCCGAACTGCGAAACCACCTTCGAGGAGTGCGAGAAGACCATGACCTGCACTTTCGGTCCCCGTGTAAAACTCGTGGTCCACAGAAAGACCAATGATGTGGATGTGTACGTGGACGGAAAACGGACTGAAACCTACCAATGTGAATTTGTATCGGATTTCATGCAGCTGCAGCACGAGACCCAACAGATGGCATCTGCCTTATAAATAGAAATGAAATGGAGTATTATGGAAAGATATTGTGCATATCCTACAATGACCTGACTTACGATGACCGACCGGTGATGGTGAACGGAAAGGCAGACTATAGCAGAAGCCGCACGCTGAAAGGAGTTCATCCTTCCACTCTTTCCGAAGAAGAACTTGCTCCCATCATGTCGATACCCAATTACAAGAAGTTAGCGGCAAAGGAGAAAATCAATGTAGTTCGATCCGGAAGAGGTCTGGGAGGTTACGTTTTGGTAGAAATAGCCACCATGCCCCTACGGTTTCAGGAAAGGATAAAACTAAAATACGGAGATATGAAAGAAGACGTAATAAGAAACTGGCTCGGCAGCCATTACCACATCGATGCGAAAGCCCGGGAATTTTACACCCGGTTCCGTTTTGACAACGGAGATGCACTGCCACCGGAACACATCCAAGAATATACGGTAAACGCTTCGGTAATTGAGGCAGTGATGCGTGCCATGGAGGATGCCACGTTTATGCGAAAGGCCATGAAGGCCGGGCCGGTGAACTGGGGCGAACTGGCAGGAGCCATCAGTTACTACCAAGCAGAGTTCGGACATACCTTGCCTGTCAGTTCCAACCGCTTCAAGAAGCGTGTGAATGACTTCAAGGCCAACGGCTATGAAAGCCTTATCAGCCGCAAGTTCATGAACCAGAACCGCCGGAAAGTGACCTATGACATTGAACGCCTGCTGCTGAGCATCGATGCCCAACCGGAGCAGCCCTTCAATACCACCGTGTGGGAACAGTACAATCTATTTGTGCAAGGAGAACTGGAGCTATATGACCCCGAAACCGGCGAGGTGTTGAATCCGGCAGACTTTACCGACAAGGATGGAAATCCGCTGGTATTGAGCCCGGCCACAGTAGCCAACTACCTGAACAACCCCAAGAACAAGGCCCTTCGCGGTAAGCTGCACATGAGCCAGTGGGACTTTAACAATGCCTACCGTCCTTATCATCTGCGCAGCATCGGTGAATATTCCTTGAGTAAGGTTTCTCTTGACGACCGCGACCTACCGCGCCCGATGAAGGATGGTAACCGAGTGAAAGCCTATTATGCCTACGATGTGGTGAGCGGTGCTGTGGTGGGATATGCCTACAACCGGTACAAGACTACCGAGTTATTTTTAGACTGCATGCGAAACATGTTCCAGACCCTGGACCGGAACGGCATGTATATCCCCGCCGAGTTAGAAGTGGAACACCACCTGGTAAGCGACTTTGCCGACGGATTGATGCAAGCCGGTACCGTCTTCCCCCTGATCCGCTGGTGTAACCCCGGGAACTCGCGTGAAAAACGTGCCGAGCACAAGAACCGCGAAAAGAAATACGGTGTGGAGAAACGCACGCAGGTAGGTATCGGCCGATGGTATGCCAAGCTGGAGGCCAACCGCCCGAAGGAAGAAAAGGTGTATGACGAAAAGAACAACACCTACAAGGTGAAGACCTATAGTTATGAAGAATTGGTAGCCGATGATATACGCGCCATTGAGACCTTCAACGCACAGCCTCACCCCAACCAAAAGCGCTATCCGGGCATGAGCCGTTGGGATGTGCTTTGCGCCCACCAGAACCCGAACCTTGCGCCTTGGGACAAGGCCGTTCTTTACCGGTTCATCGGGCAGCACACCGAAACAACCATCCGGCAGAACACCTACTGCACGGTGATGTACAACCAATACGGACTACCCAGCCCGGAAATCATTGAAAAGCTGGAGCCTAGGAACTACAAGGTAGATGCTTATTATCTGCCCGATGCCGACGGAACCATCAACGAGGTATATATCTACCAGAACGGACGATATATCGCCACCTGCAAGCCCGTAGCCCGTTACAATGAGAACACCGCCGAGCAGACCGAAGCCGACAAGGAAGCCTATACCGAACAGGCCAAGTATGTAGCCAAGTTCGACAAGATGATGAAGGACAGCAAGATCAAACGTGTGGGTATCCTTGCCAAAGAGGAAACGAAGCTGATAACAGAGGTACAGGCGGAAGCCGTTCCCCTTCCTGCACAAGTCGAGGAAGAAGATTACTCAGCCTATATGGACATCAGTGCCTTCGAGCATGATGCAGTAGCCAAGATATAATTAACGACGTTAGAACGAATTTAAAACAGCATTCAAATGGAAATAACAAATGAAGTAAAGCAACGTATTGTGGCAGCGATAGCCGCCGACCGTGAAAATTATCCCAGTGACAACCGCCATGCCACGGCACTGGGCATAGCCCCCAGCGTGTACAATACCATCAAGCGGGGCAATTATGAAAAGCAGGTCAGTGATGCCAACTGGGTAGGCATAGCCCGAAGACTGGGCGTGCAACTGCGCACGGAAATGCCCTGGCTGGCAGCCCAGACCCCGACCTACGTGTTTGTGAGCAAGCAGCTGGAAGTGTGCCAGGGCAGCGGTCTGAGCGCCATCCTGTGCGATATGCCCAATATCGGCAAGACCTTTACAGCGAAAGCTTATGTGAAGCAGCACAAGCACGCCGTATATGTGGACTGCAGCCAGGTGAAGACCAAGCTAAAGCTGATACGCTACATTGCCAAGGAATTCGGTGTGACCAGCAACGGACGCTACAGCGACGTGTATGAAGACTTGGTAGCTTACCTGCGCACGATTGATACGCCCCTGGTTATTCTGGACGAAGCCGGCGACTTGCAGTATGAAGCCTTCCTTGAGTTGAAGGCTCTGTGGAATGCCACTGAGCGCTGCTGTGCCTGGTATATGATGGGTGCCGACGGATTGAAGGAGAAGATCAACCGCGCCATCGAAGGCAAGAAGGTGGGCTATACCGAAATGTTGAGCCGCTACGGTGACTCCTACAGCAAGGTGACCCCGGACGATGCGCAGGAACGCGAAAAGTTTCTGAAGGCACAGGCTGCCATCGTCGCAAAAATCAATGCCCCGGACGGTGCCGACATTGCCAAGATTGTTCATAGCACCGGAGGCGGCTTGCGGCGCGTATATACCGAAATCGAAAAATTAAGGAGGATGCAGGCATGATAAGCAAGATAGAAATGCAAGCGATGGATGCTGTTATCGGTATCCATCGCGAGATGAGAAAAGCGAATGAGATAGACTGGGAACAGCGCAGATATGAAATTGCCAAAAGCATGCTTCCGGTAGTAAGAAGCAATTCATCAGGTATAATGTCTATAAAACAAGTTGCCAGACTTGCTGTGGACTATGCTGATGCTCTTATTGAAGAATTGAAAGGAGGTAACCGTGAAACTGAAGAGAGCCTACAGTCCCGGTGAGGTGCTGAACATGAAGATTCCCCGGTTCGAGTTTTCCGGGGACTGGCAAACCTCGATAGGCAACCCGGCCAAGAGCGGCGTGTGGATTATTTGGGGAGCCAGCGGAAACGGTAAGAGCAGCTTTGTGATGCAGCTGGCCAAGTACCTGTGTAGCTTCGGACGCGTAATTTATGACAGTTTGGAAGAAAGTACCGGTTTGTCGTTCCAGATGAGCCTGAAACGGCACAAGATGGGTGAAGTGAAAAAGAAGCTGATTATCCTTGACCGGGAACCGATGGAGCAATTGGAGGAACGGTTACGGCGCAGAGGCAGTCCCGGAATCGTGATTATCGACAGCTTCCAATACAGCGGCTTGAACTACAAAACCTACAAGGAGTTCAAGGAACGTCATCCCAAGAAACTGTTTATCTTCATCAGCCATGCCGAGGGGCTTCATCCGGCAGGTAGAAGCGCCCGCAAGGTGGAA